CGAACACCATTAGGATCAACTGAGTAAATAATACCGAAAGGACGAGTTACGAGTTCCTCTTTATTAATGTTTGCAAGTGGGTTAACAATCCACATCTTGTGAATAGATAAAGTAGCTGAGTCAAGACGCTGGTTCTTTATCATGTTCATCATAATCTGAGGATTTTCAAGAATCATTGGCAAACCGTAACCTTCATATTCTCCTGGAACCTTTAAGTAAGGGAAATCTATGAATGCAGCTTCTTTGAAGTCATAAGGAATAGGCATCCAACCATCTTTTAAGATAGGTGTCCACCCTCCACCAACGTGAACTGAGTAAGAATCAGCAAAAGGTTGTGTCCATTCGAATACTTCATACATTTGAAGTTCTGGATCACCAAATGTATTATATTTATCGCTTCCCCATCCATAAGCTGGACCATTCCATGTATTTGTACCCTTAACTATAAGTTGTTGGTTCTGTTTTACTTGCATTCTGATAGCTGCATAATCACTAAGATCACCACCAGGATTATTTAAAGCTAATTCTAGACGTTCTGGATCTGCATTTGGATATTTTCTCTTGATTTCTGGAGCTGTAAGAACTAATCTTTTAAACCAATACTGCTTATTTTGACGTTCTGTATTGTGCCAGTCGTACATCAATGAATAGTTATCTACCCATTCAGCAAATGGGGCATCATAAAATGTTCTTTCTTCTTCTTTCCACACATATTTCTTTTTTAATAGATCTTGAGTCTTAAGAAATTTCTGTTTTCTAACATCTTTTTTCCATGATGCCTGAAGATATCCCATACCAAAAATAAGAGAAGCACGTACAACTTCTTCTGTTACTTTATCCATTTTTGATAATTCCCAAAGATAATCCTGTAATTGTTGTTGTTTTTCTACTTTTGCCTGATCATCAGATGTTCTACCTTGAGCAGTAAAGTCAGGTCTAGCATCTAGAACACGTGGCATTAATGTTTCAACAACAGCTTGAGTATAAGGAACGAAAATATTTGACTGCCAACTTTTAATTTGAAGTTGTCTGTCTCCATTATAAGCAATATAAAGCTTATAAGACCTGTCTAAACGAGGTTTAATTATATATAAAAAATTACGACGAGCATCGTTCATTTGGAGGTGAAATTTTGACATAAACTCCACTTCATCTTCTCCGTAATCAGATGGAGTATAGGTATTAAAACGTGTATATTTTGATACTTGCATATTATTATTTTATCATAGTACTATGTTAATTTAATATCCATTAGATGGTAAATGTGCTCTATAATCTAATTGTGTCGATGGTGTTGCACTAAGAACTTTTAATCCTTGACATCCTATTGCTGTAGCAAAAATACAATCATCATTATAAGAATCCATACACACCATATTATTTGCGTCATTAAATACAAACACATTCATTTCATCTATTGTTTCTTTTGAATGTAATTTTAGAGATCCTTCTCGTGTCATGAGTTCAAACTCATCTATAAGTATTGGTCTTGTTAATTTTGTTGTTTTCCATCCTAATTTATCTGAATAAGGATTACCTATTGTATCAAATCTAGCTGGTCTAAAATATAAAGCTGGATAAAGTAATTGTTTAAGAATATTAAGAACAACATTTCCATGAGCCTCAGCTTCAACAACCATTAAAGCATTATTGTAATAACGTCCCCATTTATTCAATACTTTCCCAAATTTATCTGGAGCAATATGTCCTCTCCAAAAACCAACTTCTTCTCCACTACCTTTATCTATTACAACAGCAACAGAATAGTCACCACCCGTAACACCCTCAGAACAGTCAGCTCCAATCGCGTAAAAATGATTTGGTTCAGGTGGTTTATAAATTCTAAATCCTTCTTCTTCATTAACTGTATGTTCAGAACCATCATCTAATTTAATCTTGTCTCCAACTTTTAATATTCCTTTACGTTGAAGATTAATTGCTTCTTGCGTAAATACAGCGCGTCCAGAAATTAAAAATTCAAGCGCATAGTTGTTATTGAACTTACGAGGATTATTCATTCGTCTTCTGATTATTTCAATTTCTTCTTCTGTATAATTCCACCACCATCCATATTCTTTTTTAATATAATCATTTTGAGATACCCACATTCTATGGAAATAATCTCCAACAGCTCCGGGGGATGATTCAATAATAATCTTTCCAGTAATAGGAACAGATGCTTCAAGAGTAACAATTTTTTCTTCTGCCTTATCCCAAAATGGAACCTCAGTTAATAATGCATTATGTATCGTATATCCTCTACCTACGTTTTCAGTAGAAGGCAAGACTAAAATTTTAGAATCAGAAGTTGGAAAAGAAATTTCATATTTAGAGTTGTAATGAATTTTGGGTTTAAGATTATCTGGTGTTGTACTATAAAAAGTTTTAATTTTATCTAGTAACTCAGCAGTAAGGTCGTTGTTATATCCAACAATTGCTGATGTTACACCTTCTGATGTAATAGTTTTATGATAAAGATATCCAGTTACACATGTACTAAATCCAATTTGACGAGCCTTCATTATAATAACACGATTGTGTTTATTTATAATATTAAAAATATCAAGCTGCGCAGGTTTTAAAATAAATGGTAATAATCCTTTACCTTCTTTTCCTTTTATTTTACAAAAATGTTCCAAATAAAATCTTGGATCATTAAGTTGTTCAATTGATGGTTGTTCATTAGTCATAAAGTCCTTTTGCCTCTTCATTGGCTTTTTCTTTAGCTTTCCTGATGTGTTCTGGCATTTCGGGTTCTATAACTTCATATTCAACCAATGTAGTTTCTTTTTCTCCCTTTTTTTCTTTTTCTTTTTTAATAGCAAGCAACGCTTCTTCCCAACTTCCACCACCAATTGCTGTCTCTTCGTATTTATCAAGACCTATCGATTTCAATAACATATTGAGTCCAGAAAGTCTATCAGAAGACTTTTCTGCATTATCGATCTCTCCTTTTATGTTTTTAACAATATAATCAAACGTAATACCATGTTCAGCCAAAGCAGCATGATATTCTTTTCTCATTGCAATTTTATCTAATGTTCTGTAAACTTCTGCAACCGTTCTAACACCAATCATCTCCTTTAGTTTTTTAGGATCTTGTGTTACTTTTAATGCATTAAGTAACATTATTTGTTGTGTTGTATTTTGATTGTTCCAGTTATACTTTCCTTGAACAAAAACAACTGGTTTTAGTTTTTTATTCATATTTTTAATTTTTTTCCTTTATAATTTTTTAATTTTTTATCATTATCTCTAAAGAAAAATGGAATATTTGGAGTATGATTACCTCCAGTGTATAATGTATATTTTTCATAGCCGAGTCTATCATTTTCACACAATACATGATTAATAAGATAATCAAGAAAAACAGCAAAAGACATCTTTTGCTTATCTGCTTCTTGTAATAATTCTATTTTATCATCTAATTGGTATACTGGATAGAGATATTCTAAAGAAATATTTTCGAATGGAAATTTGTAATACTCAGGATTTTCAAATGGATTTCCATCCTCAAAACCTGGTATTAAAGTATCTAAATAATATGTTTCTAATTTGGGGAAAAAAAACCATTTTGTTATAATGTGTATATCATGACCGATATATATCCTTAGAAATTTAATAAATTTACCAGTCGTAGATCTACAACTAAGGTGTGCTGGAATAGCAATTCTTCTATTTGAATATTTAAATTTTCTTCTTAACCATGATAATTGGGCACATTTTAAAAATAAATCATCATAAAAATTTCTCAGAAATCCCTGAAAAGATTTAATGTATTCTTCAACACCCATTGTATCAATAGTTATACTAGATAATTTTACAGTATTTCTATTTCCTTTGTAATCTGTTGAAAATACGTTCTCATATGTTTTGTTGTGATGTATCATTTGTATTATTTATATTCATATTTTGATCAGACATTTCTGATCCTTCTAAGTTTTGTGGAATTTCACCAGTGTCTACTTGCATTTCTGGATCAATTTCTCCTCCAATAATGTTTTGTAAAACTGATTCTATTTGTTGATATAACTCAGGATTATTTTCTTTTATTTTATTTAAAAACTGTTGAACTTCTTCAACATTACTTGGATCTACCCCCATAGATTGAAGTAAGTCAAAAACTTCACGAAGAGTTTGACTCTTAGCTTGCATAACCCTACTATCTGTAACAGCTTGTCCACCTTTAAAATCTTGATATTTATTTTGTATCTTACTCATCAAATCTTTTAAATTTGATATCATTTGATCTTGTGGT